ACGTCAAGTTAAGGGGGAAAGCCTGAAGAATGCTGCGGAGACAGCAGCGAATGATTTTTTACTAGCGCAGAAAAATTACAACTTGACCTTAGAGTCCATGATGGAAGAGAGGATTAGGGTTAATGGTGGAAAACCTCTAACTGCTACACAGGAACAGGGAGTAGCGACACAAGCCAATTTGGGCCTATCTGCTGCCAGCGAGACCTCCTTAGATGCGACGCATCAACTTGCTCTTCATAATGCGGTTAATAAAGCAATTGTTGATACTAACCAAGCAAAGATAGAAGGATTACAGCATGACGCGGATAGCGCGGGTCTTTTAGGAAAAGCAAAGATATTTGCTGATTTAAGAAGGCAGGCAGTTCTTGCAAATCCCGAGTGGAAGGGCACCGCAGCTCAAAATGCACAGTTAGATATACAAGCAACTAAAATGCAGGAGTTAACGGTACTTGCTAGTCAGAAGCAGCAGCTAGCTGATGCTATTCAAGGAGGCATGGAAACTGCTTTCATGTCTATAATTGATGGAAGTAAGAGTGCTAAGGAAGCTTTTGCAGATATGGCTAAATCTATACTTGCTGCTATTGCTAAAATGATAGTTCAAGCTCTAGTACTTAAAATGTTACAAACTGCTTTGCCGAGCTTATTTGGAGCAGATGGAGGCACCACCCCTGGTGCAACAAATACTGGTTCTAGCATCCCCGTACAAGGATTTGGAGGCGTGGTAGCCAAAAAAGGAGGAATGTTTGGTCCTGGATACGCAGCAGGAGGCTATTCTGCGAAGAAAAACAATTTCTCAAGAGGCGGCATGGCAAGAGGTGCACAAGCAGGATATGCAGCAACTCTCCATGGTAACGAAGCAGTAGTACCTCTTCCTGATAATCGCAGTATTCCTGTGACTTTAAACGGTGCAGGAGGGCAGAATAATAATGTAACTGTAAATGTTGCTATGGATTCGTCCGGAAACAATTCTCAGAGCTCTCAGCAAGATGGAGCGCAAGCAGGTAAGCTAGGTAATATAATAGCTTCCGCCGTTCAACAAGAACTTCAGTTCCAAAAACGATCAGGCGGTATACTTAACCCGTACGGAGTATCATAATGGCTATAGGATTCACAGCGACAAATGTCTCTACACAAGTTGTACCAGATAGAACTCTATCAGGAAGTAGTACTGCTAATATCCGTACTGCTAAGTTTGGAGACGGGTATGAGCAAAGAGCCTCAATAGGTATTAATAATATTTCTAGAGACTATTCTTTAACCTTTTCTAATCGTTCTAAGACTGAAGTTGATGATATTATCGCGTTTTTTGAGTCTAAAAACGGAGTAACTGCGTTCAATTTTACAATACCAGATACTAACACTAGTTCAATAACTACAGCTAGAACTAGTGGAGGCAATACTAGTAACTCTACTACTGCTACCTTAAGTACTGCTAACTTAGACATTAGTACAGGGGCAGGAGTTACCGACGACGGAGGTAATATTAGTGGCACAGTTAAAGTTGCAGCAGTCTCAGGGACTACTATAACTTTAAGTACCGCGCAGAGTATACCTAATAATACTCTTTTAACTTTTACAAATCCAAACGAACGCACTATAAAGGTCGTATGCGCAGCATGGAATGTTGTGTATGGCAGCAGAGACTTTTATTCTATAGATACTAGCTTCAGAAGAGTTTATGAGCCATGAGTAACGAATTAGCAACAGATCAACTAAAACAAGAAATAGATAGCGGTCTTTTAGATTTTTATGAGCTAACCATAGGAGCAGGTACTAACAACACTTTGTATTTCCACGATGGAAAGAAAGAAAATCTAGACGATATTACATTTGATGGGAAAGTGTACGTAGCTTTACCTATTATGATGGATGGGATAGAATTAAAGGCGGATGGAGCCATGAGTAGACCCAGCCTTACAATAGCAAACGTAGAATCAATTTTAAAATCAGGGTCTAAGTTTAAGACTCAAATGGAGGACGGTACTTGGGGCGCTACAGTAAATAGTGAGCCTTTAGCCGCAACTGACTTTAAAGTAGACCACCTAGTAGGAGCAACCGTAGTAAAAAGACGCACACTAGAGAAGTACTTAACTAGTAATCCTATAGTAGAGTTTGAAAAAGATGAGTACATTATTGATAGAATTAGTGATAAAAGTAATATTTTTATAACTTTAGAACTCGCTTCGCCTTTTGACTTAGGAGGTATAAGGGTACCAAATAGAGTAGTTATAGGAAAATACTGTCCTTGGGTGTATCAAGGTGCTAGCCCAGAGGTAGCAGAAGCAGATAGAATAGGTGCATGTAACTGGAAAAAAGAAAACCAAAAGTTACATAATGGAGCTCGAGCAAGTATCTTTGTATCCGAGAATGATGAGCCTATTTTTCTTAAAAGTGCAGTAGATACCATTGGTACCACTGCCGTCAACACTACTAGCACTGGCAGTAAATCTTTAGACGATTTTGTTAACGTTGGAGGTTTGTATTATCAGTCACGCGACGACAATAATACAGCTGATTTAACAAGCACAGCTCTCTGGAAGGTAGTAATAGTATATACACAATGGTCAAGTGATGATACAGACGAAGACGAATATACTATAGATGTAGATAAGAGAAAAAGTAGTCATGTATACCATGGAGACACTGTATGGAGATGTGTAATTGCACACACTAAAAATAGTAATCTTGAACCCGCCTTAGATTCGCGACACTGGGTGCGCGCTGACCTTTGTGGCAAACTACTAGCCTCCTGTAAACAACGCTATCAGTCGAAAGGCTTGACTAATAATGCAGGAAGGAATTTTATAACCTCAGATAAATCGAATACACAAGCAATTTTACCCTTTGGAGGCTTCCCAGGAAGTAGAAAGTTTAGATAGTGAAATTTTTAGAAGATATACGAAACCATTTTGAAAAAGAGTATCCGCGTGAAGGCTGTGGCATTATAACAGTTGAAAAAGGAAAGAAAAAGTGGATACCATGTGATAACATAGCTGAAGGCGACGAGCACTTTATAATTGATGTTGACCAGTACCTAAAAGCTTTGCGAACAAGTGATATTATAGGAATAGTACATAGTCATCCAGATAGTACAAGTGAAGCAAGTGAAATGGATATTAATAACTGTAATAGTCTAGGAAAAGATTATTATATATTTAGTTATCCAGATATGGACTTAAATATAATACACCCTGAAGTTTCTACTATGGATTTATATGGTAGAGAATATGAGTTTGGTGTTACTGACTGTTTCGAAGCAATGAGAGACTATTTAAACCAGCAAAGCATAGAAATACCTACTCGCGCCTTATTTAAGGATGACTGGCTTGATAAAGGTTATGACTATTTTTCAGATGAAATTATTGAATACTGGAACCACTATCCTGTAGTGTTAGAGGATATACAAGAAAACGATGTTCTAACTTTTTCAGTATTGTCCGATAAAAACAATCATTGTGGAGTATACATTGGAAATGATGTATTTTACCATCATGCAGATAATAGACTCTCATGTAGAGAGAATTTATACCCGTTATGGCATAAATATTTAAGAGGAGCTTACAGACATGCAGCGTAATATATACCTAGAAGGCGATTTGGGAAGTAGATTTGGGACTCATATGTCATTAAATGCTCCTACTGTTGCTGATGTTATGAAACTTATAGAAGTAAATAATGATGACTTTCGAGGGTATCTAATTGATGCCCATGAAAAAGGAGTTGGGTTTCACATAGATGTTGCAGGTGAAGAGATAGAGTATGACGAAGAGCTTCTTCTTCCTTTACACGAAGGGGATATAACTATTACCCCTGTGCCCGCAGGTGCAAAAGGAGGGGGTAAAATTCTAGCAGCAATACTAATTGTTACTCTTCTTGTTGTTACTGGTGGAGCAGCAGCAGCGGCCTTAGGAGCAGGTACCCCCCTAACAGGTTTAGGTGGATTTTTGTTTACCGGAGCCGCAACGGGGACGGCAGGCTTATTTGGCACAGGGCTGATGTTAAGTATGCCGGGTATGATTCTAGCCTCTGTAGCAATGAGCCTC